TATTCTCTTCCTCTGTTTACAACAGCAACATCAGTAACTCTACCACCAACAACTATTGGTTTAAATTCAGCAAATCTACCATTTTCAATGGATACTTTTGGTACAACTTGTTTATCCAATGTAACTGAACCATAGTTTGTTCCCTGTTCATAAAGATAAGCTCCTATGAGTTCTCCAGTTACAACAGGTGTAGCTATAATATCACCTGTTATAGTAGAACCATATGAAACATTAATGTTTACTTTAATATCTGGATATTTAAATATCTGAAATCCTTGACCACTATTTTCAAAATTAACATATTTTCCTCTATCAAAATTTACCTTTGAAGTTGCACCGATTCCAGCATCTGCTAGTTGGAAAGTATCATCAGTTAATTTATTAATGTAGTAAGAGGAAGTTGTTGACATTCCTTGTATCGCTGATGTCTCTGCTGAATATTCAACTATCTCTCCATGTTCAAAACCATGATTCTTAAATGAAACAACATTTAATGATGTAGAGATACCTGCAGGTTTTACTCTTAATTTACGATGAGTATATCCTGAACCCTCTTCTAAGACCTTAATTGCAACAAGAGTATTTTTTCTATCAGTTTTAAACTTATGAATACCACTTGCAGCAGTGTCTGTTGATAAACCAACAGTGTTTATACCAGCAGTTCCAAATGTAGCGTCTGTTGGAGTATTGAATATCCTAACTGTTGTTGGGTTTACAACTCTTACATAATAAGGAGCACCATCTGATAAAGTATCATTAATGTTATTTTGAAGATCGTATGCTGTCCCTATACCAATTGGGGTATTATTATTTGCACTATAATAAACTAATTGACCATCCTGTAAACTATGTTGTGATTTAAATGTTATTGTTTCATTTACAATATCAACACCACCATTAAAGAATACATCCCTACTATCAAAATTTAATTCTCTACTCCTTTCACCTAGTATAGGTTGTAAAACACATCCACTACCATTACCACCTGTGAGAGATATGCTTTGAACTTGGTCAATATCAAAATCTTGTGGGTCAACGAATACTTCTTTTACTGTACCTACAAGTATTGGTTCAGCAGCAGCACCAATTCCACTACTTGTTTCTATACCTATGATTGGTGGTTTTATAATATCATATCCACTTCCACCATTTAACAAGTCAACAGACTCTAATGAACCATAGTAAATTTGATTATCTGAAATTGGAGAACGTATATTCACACCATTAATAAGTATTCCAATATCGTTTGTAGGGATATCTTGTTGTGAAGGAACAAATAAGTTTTGAGATAATGGTATTTTCTTTAAAACGTTATCTGCTTCAAGAACTCTACTTGCATGTCTTTGTAAAACGAATCTATGAGTATCTGTTGTTGATGTAGTTGGACCAACTTGCACAGTGCTTGCTGTGCCGATTTGTGCGTTTGAGTTGTATAATCTTATTTTTGATACGTTTTGATTAGGACCTGGAATGACAGGATCAACATAATATGTTCTACCAGTATCTAAACCAACTAAACTATCACCACTTGGTTGATATACAACTGGATCACCTTGAATAAATTTAATATCCTCTCCTGGCGGAGGTGTAAATTGAACGAAACTATACTTTTGATTTAATGAATTATATCCATCTAAACCAGAAGCAGTACTTCCTACTAAAACTTCTTCAATTATATTAGTTTTAATATCGTAACTTGGTAAAGAATTTGATGCAACGTAACCATCTGTATTACCGTCAACATACACAGATAATGTATCCGCAATAAAATTATTATTTCCTTCGGCAAGAGTTACACCTGAACTTGAAACTTTTTCAACTAATCTACGAATATCATATTGCTGGAATTGAACTGGAGTAAATCCTGCGATATTAGTTGCATTTATTTGATTTAATGTAACATCAATACTTCCAACTACACCACCACCAACAACAGTTTGTTCATTTCTTTCTAATATTTCAAATCTATCTCCTACTTTTAAAGAAGACTTATCAATTTTTGTTTTTAGTTTGAAAGTAGAACCTGAGATTTCTACCTGAAATCTAGAAGATGTATTATAAATCCAAGAATTTGCAAAAATTTGTTTATAATTATTCGCATCATTTTCTATTTTTTCACCAATATTTTTGACAAATAAATTTTCTCGTTCGTTAATCAAACTAATGTCTGATATTGGAACTAATTCAGATAAGACACCAGTGATTCTTAAATCAACTCTTTTTGATAAATCTCCATTTTCATATCCAAATATAGTTTCATTTGAACGTAAATCAGATGCAGTTGCAATACCTACTCCTACTCCTGTGCATCCAAAGAACTGATTAATTGATTTAGACGTATAATTGATATTTGTATTAGCACCTGCGATAATTGTACCTGTTGTTCCAAATCCCACTGTCGAATCAACATCAATGATTGTAGCACCAGCGACTGCTCCTCCTACAACTTTTGTCTTACCTGGTATTGTAAATGTACCTTCAATTAAGTCACGGTCACTGAATCCAACAAATAATGCAATTTTATAATAATTTTTATTCTCCCTTTTTATTATCTCAACTTCTGAAACTGATGCATTAGTTGCTAAATCAGTAGATTTAAATATTGTTTGACCAGTTAAGTTTTGAGGTTCTCCAAATGGTGTAATTAGGTCAGCTACAACAACTTCACGACGTATAAATTCAGCGTCTGATGGTTTAATTAAGTTACCTTCTAAGTCAAGTATTTTTGATTCAACACCATAAAGGACTTTAAATAAAATTCTTATTGATTCTTCAACACCTTTTGATTGATAAAAAGAACGAGCAAACTTTACAAAGTTTCCAACATCTAATTTTTCTGAAAAGTCATTATTTTCTAAACCTGGTAAAAATGTTTTTTTAAGTTTTTTGAAAAATTCTTGTATGAATAATACTGATAAATTTTGAATAGATGACCCAACAACGTGCGTATTTGCATGTGTGTCTTCAAATTTCAAACTTTCACGATTGATTTCAAGTAGTGAAGATGAAATACCAACATTATAACCAGTAATACCACTAAATCCACGAATACAACCTGTGAAAGAAGTTGAAGTTATACCAGTATAAGAAATTATTTCATTATTAACTTTTAGTAATCCGTATTCGGAAGGAAATCCTTTTGTACTTGGGACGTTTATAGTAGTGTCTGTTGTAGATATTCCTGCAGTTATTGTAGTTACACCAACAATAACCTCTGGTACTAAATTATCTGCCTTTAAATACTGATCAAAATTTGAAATTAAATCAGAAGGTCCACCTTGAAACTCTTGAGAAATATAATATTGCTTTAAAAATTCAACAGCATTTGGAAAATCATCCAAGACAAAATCAGGTAACTGATTTTCAATAATCGTATTGACTTGTATTCTTTTGTCAATGTGTGACATAAATTATTTCCTCTCTAAATCTCCATTAGAGTAACTTGATGTATAGTAATCTCTTGTAAATACAACTCCTGAAACATCTTCTCCCGAAGCAATTACATCCTTAACTGTATTTATTGTACTATTCGATACATCAAAATTAAGATATAAATCTTTTAATCCAACAACATCATTTGATTCAGGGAATGCCTGAACTTCAATTATATTGTTATCACTTACTGTTGAGGTAAAATTAATAGTATTCAAAATAACTTCACCCTTTTTATAATCAACCATACCAGCATCCTTTATTAAAACTACTTGCTGACCTTGATTATTCTTCGTCACAACAGAAAGAGTACCCTTTAAACTACCGTCTAAGTTACCAGAAATATTTTTATTTGGAACATCAGTGATATAAGCAACTTGTGAAAACCCGTTTATGGTGAATCCTGTGCTCTTTATATTATATCCTGCTGGATTAATATAAAAACGATTACCAAAACACAATTCATATTGAGCAAACTGATTTAAAAGTGCTTTCAAATCTCTTCTTACAATAACTTTTGTAATGTTGGATGTAATACCATTATCAACACGGTCAATTAACGTATTTAATTTACTGTATTTGAATCTACCACCAAACTTATTAATCTCGACATTGTTTGCATAATCATTCAATGCACTGACAATTTCAGTTTTAAGGGAATCTGATGATGCTACTTGTGCTGTATTGTAATATACATTGCTCTCTATTTCCACATATAGTATCTTTAAGTCAACAATTTCGGAATTAATACCAGCGATAGCGTAATTCTTCAATCTGTTTTTAATCTGTGATTTATCAAAATCTGATACAAATGTTCCATTTTTAGGTTTTATACTGATTTGAACTTTACCAAACTGTGGTGGATCTAACTCTTCACCACCGACCACAGCAACAGACTCAGTAGCAGGGAAAATTGTTTGAATTATTGCCTCATAATCTCTTGGTGTAACTGCTCTATATTGTGCTGAGTAGAGTCTTGGAGCGAAATACTTAATAGAAGACACGTCTTCAACTTCGGCACCGTTGGAAGCGTTTGAAACGGTAGTTATAACCACATTATCTGATGGTGTGAATAGTGTTCCATCACTCTTTGTAAATGATCCTTGGAAACTAAATTGAGAAGGACCGTTTCCATCTTCTCCATCAGTTACAAGATATTTTGCTGTAATGACTGTTCCAGACTCTAGTTTTTTCCCAAATAATCCATCACCAAACATAATTTCATATTTTTCATCTTGAACTTCTTGTGCAAGATAAATTTCAGAGTTTTTATCAATATTTAAGATATTATCAACCATCGAGTACTTTCTTCCAAGTCCAATATCAGTCGGACCTTTGACATATACTCTTAAAGTCGAACTATCGATGTTTGGACTATCAATAATATATCTTTGTTCCTTTGTATTATCAACACGATATACTCTTTGAAGCACAGTTCCTTCGTGCACAGTGATTGGATCTAAAAATTGTGCGAATGAAGTTCCACCAATATCTCTGACTCTTGATGATGTAATCTCTTCTGGTATAGAAAAACGATAAGTTGTATTTGCTACACTACCTACACAAACTAATCCAGTACGAAGTGTAAGGAACTTAGGGGTGCTATCATTTGTTGCACCTAAGTTTACATCTCCTATGCTAATTGTCGCTGTTGCAGCGGTTTTTGAACGGGGTACGTACCCTATATTTCTAGCAAGAGATACAACATTCTCTCTTATTGTTGCAGAATCTAAAAATGATTCATTTGCTACTAAGTTGGCATTAAATGCATTAATATATGTGTTATACGCTAAAGTATCAATTATAACTGAAAAATTAGAACCCTCAAAATCAAAATCAGTAAAATTTGAGTTTGAACGAAGAAAATCTTTTATCTGTACTTTGATTTCATCAAAGTCTAAATTTGTAAACTGTGTAAAGGGCATATTATCTTGTTGGTTCTAGTATAAAATCAAAAGATTGCACAGGAGCTTCCAATCCTATGATATCGAAAAGCACTTTTATCTGAACAGTGTTTGTATCTGGAGATGCATTAACCTCAACACCTATATCACCGACTCTAGGTTCAAAATTTCGTATTGTAGAACGTATCATATCTTCAATAATCATCACAGATGACCCTGCAAAGTTATCAAAGAGCATATCACGTATATTTGAACCTAGATTTGAGTTAAAAAATCTCTCTGTAGGTATCGTTTCTACTAAATTACGAACAGATCTGACGATTGCTCTCTCATTTACAAGAACAGGTAGATCTTTTGTCACTGGATGTGGTTCAAAAGATAGACTTATATCCTTAAATGCCTGAGATTTGCGTGGTTTCGCCATTATTAATGCTTTTAGATTTATTTATACCCTATCTTGCATAATCATTCATCACATAATCATCACTATCAAAGTATTCAAGCACCCAAAAGGCAACACAACGTGGATTTTTCGCTCCACAAGTAAAAATATCGAACGCAACACAGTTTTTTTCTGGCCAAGTATGACAAGAAAGGTGACTTTCACCTAAAGTTAGGTTGACAGTGACTCCATAAGGGTCAAATTTATGTGTATAAGTGTTTAAAACCTGTACTCCTTCGATTTTACAGGCATCAACACACACTTGTTCGATTTTATCCGCATCATTTAACTTCTCAAAGGGTACATTATACACTTCAACAAGCAAATGTGTACCCATGTGAGCATTTTTTACGTGTTTCATCCTAATTCTGGTTCAATATTGATTTCAACGTTGCCTGTTTTTGGTTCAAACGGTTTTCTTTCCTCTTTTTTGTCCTCTTCGTTGCGTTCTTTTGCTGTTTTCCAGAAATAATTCTCTTCTGAACCCAATCCATCACGGTCATGA